AAAATCTCGGAGAAATTGACGACTTGAAGTATTTTAACAACAAAATGGCTCGTGGTCTACGTGTGCCATCAAGCTATTTGCCTACCGGACCGGACGATTCAGACCGTACCATGCAGGATGGCAAAGTAGGAACAGCATTGATTCAAGAGTACAGATTCAATCAATATTGTGAAAGACTGCAAGCATTGATCATGCAAAAACTTGATGATGAATTCAAAATGTTCTTGCGTTGGAGAGGGTTTAATATTGATGCTGGCCTGTTCCAGATCAAGTTTAACCCACCGCAAAACTTTGCCAGCTATCGTCAAGCTGAACTAGACACTTCACGTATCACAGCATTTACCAGTTTAGAAGCATTGCCTTACATGAGCAAGAGATTCTTGCTGGAACGTTTCTTAGGGTTGACCGAAGACGAAATTCAAACCAATTCCAAGCTCTGGAAAGAAGAACGCAGCAAGCCTGAGATAGAAACATCACAAGGACAGGATCTACGTAGTGTGGGTATTACTCCAGCAGGGTTGGAGAGTGATGTTGCAATGGGTCAAGAGATGTCAAATCTAACCCCAGCTGGACAAGAAGGCATGCCAGCTGCTCCGGGCGGTACAATTGGCAACACGCCGGCAGCACAACCACCAGGCGCCGGTGCTCCAATTCCGGGTGCTGCATAAATATATCATGATCCTCAATGAGCTTTACGAACGTAGTCCCAGTGCATATCAAGATGTAGCCGCTGATAACACTCAGCCTCACCTTGGGCAATTGCGCAAGACCAAGCTCACACTAATGCAATTGAATAAATTGCGAAAAATGAATGATACTAGGACATTTGAGTACAATGAAAAGCTAAAAGACATTAGAACTCAATATGCTCCACCGGCTGCTCCTCCGGCGTAACATTTTTGTCTTAATTGATAAAAAACCAGCCATAACTGGCATATTTTTCTTTTAATTTGTAAATATAGATATACATTTTGCCGGGGTGGCAAAGTTAACGAATATCTATAGGAGCCAGTTAAATGAGTAAAAATCAGTTTGAAAAGTTGATTGAATATGTTATCAACGACGAAGATGCCAAAGCCAAAGAACTTTTCCATCAAATCGTAGTATCTAAGAGTCGTCAGATCTATGAGAATATCATGCAAGAGGACGAATTAGAAGAAGACAATGCCATGGGTGAAGAGCCGCCAGATACTGACGGTAATCCTCCAATGGAAGAAGGCGACGACATGATGGGCGGAAGTGCAACCGGCAAAATGATCGATGAATTGGAAGCCGAAGAAAATGGCATGATGGAAACCGACGACGATGCTGAGTTTGATGACGAAGCAGAGTCAGACGGTGAAGATCTCACTCACGACATGGAACAAGATCATGACGAAATGGGCGGAGATGAAGCTGCTACAAAAGGCGATGTGATGGATCTGGCTGACAAGTTGGACGAACTCATGGCTGAATTTGAGCACATGATGGGCAACGGTGAACCCGATGCAGACAACATGGGCGACGGCATGGACGACATGGAAATTGATGCAGATGAATTTGAAACAGAAGGCATGATGGAAAACATCACGCTTAAAGCTGCTCCAAAACCAGTGACTTCTGAACCAGCTGGAACCAACACCAAGTCTATCACTGCATTTAACAGTGGACAAGCGGGTATGGAAGGCCGTCCTGTTCGAGCAGGTCAAAATGAAGGTGGACACCACGATACCGCTGCTTACAAAAACACCACAAAAGATCTAATTGGTAAAGTTGGTAACTCACCTGCTCAAGCCACGCAAGATTTGAAGCCTGCTGCCAAGCCACACTTGGGTCAAGCTGCCGGTGTAAACACACGCACACCATTTCCACGTGGCAAGTAAACAGCAATGAAATACTTACAGGAACATCTAAACTTCAACCAAGCCAAGATTCGCGTCTTGGTTGAAGATGGTCCTGACGGCGCAGGAAAGACATTGTACATGGAAGGTATATGTATCGAAGGCGGAGTAAAGAACGCCAACGAACGTGTGTATCCCGTAAATGAAATTGGTAAAGCAGTTCACAGTATCAATGAACAACTGCGCGAAGGTTATTCGGTGCTGGGTGAAGTAGATCACCCTGAAGATTTAAAAATCAACTTAGACAGAGTCAGTCATTGCATTGAAAAAATGTGGATGGATGGCCCTGCTGGTTACGGTAAGTTAAAAATATTACCTACACCTATGGGACAACTGGTTAAGACCATGTTGGATTCGGGTGTGAAACTCGGAGTTTCGAGCCGTGGTTCCGGTAACGTGAACGAAGGCAACGGACATGTCAGTGACTTTGAAATAGTCACTGTGGATATTGTTGCTCAGCCCAGTGCCCCGCATGCATATCCTCGTGCAATTTATGAAGGACTTCGAAATATGAAGTACGGTCATAAAGTGTTAGAGATTGCCAAGGACGCAGGTCAGAACAGCAAGGTACAGAGATTTTTGCGTGAGGAAGTAAAACGCCTTATCAAAGATCTCAAAATTAAGGAGTAAAGCATGCTAGATGCAATCAAACCATTGCTAGATAGCGGCCTGATCAACGAAGACGTCAGTCGAGAACTCAACGAAGCTTGGGAATCTAAACTGACAGAAGCACGTGAACAGGTTAGAGTAGAACTACGTGAAGAGTTTGCTCAACGCTACGAGCACGATAAGACAGTGATGGTTGAAGCCTTAGACAAGATGATGACAGAAAGTCTCACCGGTGAACTTGAAGAGTTTGCCCAAGAGAAAGCTGCCCTGCGTGAAGATCGCGTGAAGTTTCAAACCAAGATGAAAGAAAGTGCTGTGAAGTTTAACAATTTCATGGTAACAAAATTATCTGAAGAAATCAGCGAACTTCGTAAGGACCGCAAGCAGCACAATGAAGGACTAGAAAAACTAGAACACTTCATGGTGCATGCGTTGGCTCGTGAGATCCAAGAATTTGCCCAAGACAAACGTGATGTAGTGGAAACTAAAGTACGTTTGGTGCGTGAAGCACGTGGCAAATTGGAAAATCTCAAAGCACGTTTCGTAAAAGAAAGTGCTGAAAAAATGAGTCAAGCTGTTAGTTATCATTTGAAGGCTGAACTCAGCCAGTTGCATGAAGACATCCAAGTTGCTCGTGAGAACAATTTTGGTCGTCGTATCTTTGAAGCGTATGCTGCTGAATTTGGTGCTACTCATCTCAATGAGAAAGCCGAAGTTCGCAAGTTGCAAAACATCATCGCTGCCAGAGAACATCAACTATCTGAAGCCATTAAACTCAGCAGGAAAGCAAAAGTTCTTGTTGAGTCCAAGGAACGTGAAATACGTGTGATCCGTGAATCCAATGTGCGTCAAAACACCATGGACGATTTGCTATCTCCTCTCAACGAAGAGAAGCGCGAAGTCATGCGTAATTTACTCGAAAGTGTACAGACTCCCCGTCTGAAAAATGCTTTTGAAAAGTATCTACCAGCCGTATTAGCTGATGGCAAGTCTGTGAAAGCCCGCCAGGTGATCTCAGAAAATGTGTCAGAAGTCACTGGTAATAAAACTGCTCTGCGTCAAGACGACGACACCGCTGACAACAGCAATGTTATCGCTATTAAGCGTCTGGCAGGGCTTTAATTTAAACTAAGGAGACTTAAATGTCACAACAACTATTAGAAGGCCGCTGGGATGAAACCAAGGAAGCCCTTCTTGAAGGCCTAAAAGGCAGCAAGCGTAACAACATGAACGTGATCCTAGAGAACACACGCAAGTATTTGAAAGAAAATGCCAGCGGCGGTTCTACAGGTTCTGGCAACATTGCCACACTAAACCGTGTGATTTTGCCAGTTATCCGTCGTGTTATGCCAACCGTTATTGCTAACGAATTGGTTGGCGTTCAGCCTATGACTGGACCTGTTGGTCAGATCCACACCCTGCGTGTGCGTTATGCCAACACAATGAACGACACCAGCACTGCTAATACCAGTACTGCTGCCGGCCAAGAAGCATTGAGCCCATTCTTGATTGCTCAGGCATATTCTTCAGCAAGCAGCGTGTCAGCTGGTATTGTTGATCCAACACAAACTATCTACAGTGGTGCTAATACATCAGTGCTTGAAGGCAGCGGCGGTCGTCAGATCTCTGTGCAAATCTTGAAGCAGGCTGTGGAAGCTAAGACTCGTAAGTTGCAAGCCCGTTGGACTTTTGAAGCTGCTCAGGACGCACAAGCCATGCATGGTATCGACGTAGAAGCCGAAATCATGGCAGCTTTGGCCCAGGAGATTACAGCTGAAATTGACCAGGAAATCTTGTTGAGCTTGCGCTCACTGGCCACAACTGAGTACACATACAACCAAGCTACTGTGTCTGGTACAGCCACATTCGTTGGTGACGAACACGCCGCTTTGGCAGTTCTGATCAATCGTGTTGCTAACTTGATCGCCCAACGCACACGTCGTGGCGCTGGTAACTATGCTGTGGTTAGCTCTGCTAGCTTGACAGTTCTGCAAAGTGCTACAACCAGCGCATTTGCACGTACAACAGAAGGCACTTTCGAAGCACCTACAAACACCAAGTTTGTTGGTACTCTGAACGGCGCAATGCGTGTGTTTGTTGATAGCTATGCTAGCGACACTACACCTGTATTGGTTGGCTACAAAGGTAGTTCAGAAGCTGATGCTCCTGCATTCTACTGCCCTTACATCCCCTTGATGAGCTCAGGTGTTGTATTGGACCCAACAACATTCGAACCAGTGGTTTCGTTCATGACTCGTTATGGTTTCATTGAATTGACCAACACTGCAAGTTCGTTCGGCAATGCGGGCGATTATGTCGGGGAGATAGCAGTCTCGAATTTGAGCTTCAGCTAATCTTCGATTGGTATTTTACCAACTCAAAAAAGGACCTTATGGTCCTTTTTTGTTGATTTTTCTTTCTGTAAATGTTATTATGTGATATTGCTGCATCTAACTAAATAACAACAATATGAAACCTTATACATATCTAATCAAACATCGACCTTCCGGCAAAGTCTACTATGGATACCGTTCGGCTAACCGAGTAGATCCTGTAGACGATCTGTGGAAATACTATTTCACAAGTAGTCCGGGTGTTCAGAAACTAATAGAAGAAACAGGCGTAGACAGTTTTGATACAGAAGTACGCCGGGTATTTGAGACAAAAGAGCAAGCAAGCGACTGGGAAACAAGAGTTCTTAGTCGTTGTAAAGTATTAAAAGATGATCGTTGGCTCAATCAAAATGTAGCGGGATACATAGTTCCTACAGAAGAAAGTCGAAAAAAGATTAGTGATTACCACAAAGACAAACCCAAGAGCGAAGAACATAAACAAAATTTAAGCGACTCACAAAAAGGTAGCAAGCGTCCGTGGTCTAAGCAAAATCTACCAAAAGACAACAAAGGTAAAAATAATGGCATGTATGGAAAGTCTCATTCAGAAGAGTCTAAGAAAAAAATTGGAGAAAAAAATAGAATACACATGCAAGGTGATAACAATCCAATGAAAAAAGTAGAGTGGACAGAAGAACGCAAAGAACATATGCGACAGATTCGTGCTAAAAGACAACCTTGGACAGAAGAACAAAAAAAAGCAGTAGCTCAGAAGTTAACCGGACTAAAGCGACCAAAACTCTACTGTGCTCACTGTGACAGACACATAGCTCAAGGCTGGTTTCACAGACACGGTGATCACTGCTCAAGCATAAATACCCTGTAAGCAACAACCTCGGGATGGGAAGTGGCATCAAAGCATCGCAAGATGCTTTTTTGTTGACTGCTAAATACTGCATGGCAATACAAATTGGATCAGGAATAAGCATTGGTGGAGGGATTCTCATAGGATCAGCCCCAGCAGGACCTGAGTTGGTGTATAATCTAAATGCAGCCAACTACAGTGCGTTACCGGTGAATGGATCAGTGGTGTCAGGTTCGGGTGGTTACACTGTGACCGTGGCCAACCCTGACAGTACCATGACATGGAATGCTAGTAATGACGGTGTATTCAACATGACCACTGTGTCAGGTTCTACCAATGATTACATCTATGGCGGGCCAAATTATGTGTCAGGTCAAAGTTATACAGTTTTCATGGTATATCAGTTAGATCCAGCAGTGGCCGGTCGATTGCTGAACACACAAGATGAAAGCAGTAAAGACTGGTTGATGGGTGCTTACAGTGGCTATCCCAACACATTCTACCCTAACTTTGCAGTAAACTTGCCGTCGTCGGGTGCCGACACTGTGTGGCATTTTGGCTGGGCCACATGGGATGATACAACCAGCACAGGGCAACTTTGGATAGCAACAAATACTCAACCAACTACCTATGCATATTCTGAAACCAGTGGGTCAGGTGGTGGATTTAACCAGTTGAGATTGTTCAGCAGAGCCGGTGGCAGTGAAGTACAAACTGGCAATATAGGATTAATACAAGTGTATGATGGAGTGATCTCTCTTGCAAAGATACAAGCATTGTACAATCAATTCAAAACCAGATTTGGATATTGATCAAGCCCGGTAAATATACCAAAGGGACTTGAACTATGGCTATTATTAAAACTCCAGTAGTGGGTGTTTCACCCTACGACACAACTGCTACTGCACCTATTGTGTTGCGAGCCGATGCAAATGGCAACACAGTATTGGCCAATCCGCCTGTTGCTGCTGCTGCCGCTGCTGCTGATATTGCTGCAACCAATGCCAATAGTAATGTGTATGTGACTGGTCAAGAAGCGTTAAACAGATTGATTACCACCAACAGCAGTGGTGTATTTGCAGGTGCCAATGTCACTATCAATCTTGAAGAACAGAATTTTACCACCACCAATCAGGTCACATCAAACACAAACTATCCGTCAGGCAATATCGGAGAGATACAATTCAATTCAGGTTCCAACAGTTTTGCCAGCAATGCCTATTTCACTTATGCTGACAGCAATATCATAACACCGGGCATTCGCACTGATGGTTATTTTTATGCCAATGGCACACCATTCACCAGTGGTGGTAATGCGGCAATTGGTAATTTTGTATTCACAGGCGACACAATGTCTATTGCTCATGTCAATAGTGCATTAAACATCAAGGGCAACAGCACCGGCAATAATGAAAATTATATCATTATCAATCCAACCAGCGTTGACATCTATGCTTTCAACACCAGCCCTTACAGCTACGCAGAACTTTATTTAGAGAATAGCAATACTGAAACGCCATATGCTCAGATTATTGTAGATGGAAATTCAACACCTCAACAAACTTGGACCTTTGACCACAATGGTAATCTCACTGCTCCAGGAAATATTTCTGCTATCAATTTAATAATCAACAGCATTCGCAGTGATGATTCAAGTTTTGTCACAATTGAAGATGGATTGAATGTTACCTCGGGGTTGATATCTGCTCCAGGAAGTATGTCACTCACTGCTGGTGCTAATACTTGGACCTTGTACGCCAATGGCACCACACAGTTTCCTGCTAATGTCATACAGGCACCAGCAGGCAGCCCAATAACCGTTAGAACTACCAACGGCAATACCTATTCTAGACTTGCAGCGGGTGATACCTTTGCCCAAATTGGATTACAAAATGACACTACTGGTGCATATCAGGCCTGGGCATATGTTGAAACTGACATGGCCAATGTCAATACACCGTCTGCTGTGATTATTCTCAAACCCGGTGACACTGGCACCGAAGTGCGTTGGAACTTTGATGCTACTGGTGATATGACTGCTCCGGGCAACATTTCAGCTGTGAATCTTGTGATCAACAGCATTCGCAGTGATGATTCTACTTTTGTCACAATTGAAGATGGCTTGAATGTTAATGGAGAAATTTCAGCAACCGGTAACATCACAGGCAATTACTTTATTGGTAACGGCTCACAGTTGACTGGCATAATAGCCAACACCGGCAATGTGACCTTCAGAGACGAGATAGTGATAGGCACGGGCACAAGCAATCTCATTAGTGGATTGTATCTTGCACCCAGCAGTTCCAGCGCAAATGCCAATATGTACTTGCGAGTGCGGGGCAATATCAATGACGAACCCACTCACATACATTTTGATACCGGCAACAATGCATACTACAATCAGTTCATCGGCGATGACAACAAATATATACAACTGGCCAACACAGGCAATATTATTATCAACAGCAATGATGGTGTGGGCAACTCGGCACAATGGACCTTTGGATCAGCTGGTAAGATCATATTGCCCCAAGGGGCCTCACTGAACGATACCTCAGGTGATAGTGTGGCATTTGGATACCGTGCTGGTACCAGTCAAGCCCAACACGCTGTGGCCATTGGTGCCTATGCCGGTAATCTATATCAAGGCGAAGATTCCATTGCCATTGGTTACCAAGCTGGATATCACGATCAACAGCGCGGTGTGGCCATTGGATATCAAGCTGGTGTTGGTGGAACATTGTACCGAAGTGTAAGCGATGCTCAAGGCGGATCAGGTCCGGTTACAACTTATTCACCGTCGGCGCCGCCCAATCCCAGCAGATTGTATGTGGCCAGCACAGCCAACATTGTGACCAACCAACGAGTATTTGGCAACAACATTCAGGCCAACACATTGGTAACAGCCGTATACTCCGGCGAAGACCGAGTTGATATCACTCCGAACTACACAGCAACCATGACTGACGGCGACCCACTAACATTTGTTGGTGTTGTGATCGGCATCAACGACGCCAGCAACATAATATACCCAATGCGAGTCACTGGGACTAACATTCCTACCAACACATTTGTGCAGAGCACAGGATGCAGCGTTGTGACATTGAGTCAGTATCCCACAGCACCGTTGACCGATGGTGCCAGTCTTGTATTCAACATAGGACAAGGTGCATATGCCACAGCCGTTGGTTATCGAGCAGGACAAACTTTTCAAGCTGATGGGGCAGTGGCCATTGGTTATTCGGCTGGTCTACAGAATCAAAGCACAAGAGCAGTGGCCGTTGGTCAGTTTGCTGGTTATAGCAATCAAAGTGCCAATGCGGTGGCTGTGGGCACCAATGCTGGTGAGTTCACTCAAGCTGTGAATGCTGTGGCCGTGGGCTACAAGGCTGGTTACTCCACACAAGGTTCCCGTGCAGTGGCCATTGGCGAAGATGCTGGTTTTCAAACTCAAGGTGAAGATGCTGTGGCAGTGGGACAAAAAGCTGGTTTTCAAACTCAAGGCCGCTGGGCTGTGGCCATTGGTAACTCAGCCGGACGCAGCGGTCAACGTGATAAGGCCGTGTCCATTGGTTACGGTACTGGTGCAGTCAGTCAACAGGATTGGGCAGTGGCCATTGGTGCCAATGCAGCTTCGTACAACCAAGGATACGATGCTGTGGCCATTGGTGAACTGGCTGGCAATACCTCACAAGGTAACAATTCCATTGCGATTGGTTATCTGTCTGGTTATGACACACAAGGTGCCAACTCAATAGCCATTGGCGCCATGGCAGGCCAAAGTGTTCAAGGCAACAACTCAATCATATTGAATGCCACCGGTGTAGGTCTAAACGCAGCCACAGCCAATACATTCACAGTTAAACCTGTGCGTGGTGATAGCACAGCCAATTTGACCGGTGCAGGCTTTAAAACAGTTTACTATAATTCAAGCACTGGCGAGTTTGCTTACAGCACCGATTAAAGATAAATTTGACATTGCCTGGTGATTTCTCTATAATTACTACATGTCCTTGTATGCCGTCACCACCTATTTCAATTCAGCCAAGTATCAAACCAAATTAAACAATTATCGATTGTTTCGTAAACATCTGACTGTGCCACTGATCACTGTGGAACTCAGCTTTGATGGTGAGTTTGAACTTGTGCCCACAGATGCTGATGTCATGGTACAACTTCATGGTGGCGCTGTGCTGTGGCAAAAAGAACGGCTGCTGAACGTTGCACTACAACACTTGCCCGAAGACTGTGATACTGTGGCCTGGATTGATAATGACGTGCTGTTTGACAGCGATTCATGGGTGACACAAGCGCAACAACAACTCAAAAAATACCAAATGGTGCAGTTGTTTTCTCGCAGTGTGGATCTCAAGCCTGGTGAAACAGACATCTCAGCTGAACCCGAATACTATGCACAAGGACTCATAGCTCGTATTGAATCCAATGGTATGAGTGCGTTGGAAAGACAAAGCAAATACAGTTGGGGGCATCCACGACGTGAAGTCATGCCTGGCTTGGCCTGGTGCATACGCAGAGATACTATAGATCAACATGGATTTTATGATGCCATGATCATGGGTGCTGCTGATCGCATGTTCTTGCATGCTGCATATGGCAAAATTTCTCAGGTGCCCACCACAGTTCCTATGACCCAGTCACACTTTGCACACTACCTGAAGTGGGCTAGCCCATTCTACACCACAGTGCAAGGCAGCGTAGGTTACATTGATCATACCGCATATCATCTCTGGCACGGTGACATACCTAATCGACGCTATTGGGATCGTCATGATGCTGTGGTCAAACTGGGATTTGACCCTGTGACAGACATCAAACACGGTGATAACGGTGCCTGGCAGTGGGCCAGCCGTCGACCTGAATTAGAACATTACTGCATTGACTACTTCCAACAACGCCTGGAGGATGGCCATGCTTGAACTTGGAACGGTTTATTCGGCCTGCGAAGGCAGTGCTTTGGGGGTACTGGGGCCCATGGCTGTGATGGACATTATTGCTCATGTGCCTGATCAATTTGATCAGGGTATGATGGATGCGGACCTAGATCGTGTGTTGGGATTTGTGAGTCAGATTCACACCAACGATGTTGAATTACAACTGCTGCATCGCGGCATTGGATTGGCTTGTTTTGTACAAGGCATGAATCGTGTGGTGGTATCCAATCAATATCAAGTGATCGCAGCTAAAAAGTTAGAATCGGGTGCGGTGTGTTTTCGTGTGGCAGTGAGTGTGACCAATCCCGACGCCACAGCCACAGCATTTAAATTTGCCAATGACATCATTGACTTGTATTCACAACCAGCACCGCATGACATAGAGCCTTTGGTAGCCTGGGCAGCAGACCAACTTGATCGTTATGGGCTGCCGGGGCAAAACCAAGGATTCTTGTTGACCTTGTGTATGAAACGTGCTATGCCCGTGAATCAAATATGGCCGGGCACACACATGGTGGGCACTGGCAAGTATTCACAGCGAATCAGTAGCACAATGACTCAACGCACATCAGCACAGGCTGTGCTGTATGCCAAAAACAAAATTGCCACAGCTGAACTGCTGAACTTGGCAGGATTACCGGGCAGTGAACACAAAAGAGTTGCCACCTGGGAACAAACTGTCAAGGCTGCTGAAGAATATGGTTATCCTGTGGTGATCAAACCTTATGACCGTGACAATGGTCAGGGTGTGTATGCTGGTATCACCACAGTGACAGACTTGCAATATGCCTACACAGAAGTCACAAAGATTGTGCCACAATTCCTAGTAGAACGACACTTTGAAGGGGTGGGCCACAGAATTACCATTGTGGATCAAAACATAATCACCGTGACCAAAAAACTGCCAGCTACCCTAACTGGAGATGGGGTCAGTACCGTGCAACAATTGATCGACGCACAGCAAGGGCCCTCACGATACATCAAACGTCCTGAAGGTGGGGAACCATTTATCTTGATAGGATCCGCTGTGCCAGCCATGACAGTGGATGACGAAGTGCTGGGCATGCTTACACAACAGTCGCACACACTACACACTGTGCCTGCCGGAGACGAAAAATTACTACTACGACGACGAAACAATGCCAGTGCAGGTGGTGTCACTCGTGCCATTGACAAAACCACTGTGCATCCGGACAATCAAGAACTGTGTTTGCGTGCTGCACGTATCATGGACTTGGACATTGCTGGCATTGATTTGTTGATTCCGGACATCACACAAAGTTGGTTAGAAACTGGCGCATTAATTTGCGAAGTAAATGCTGTGCCACAGGTGGGATACAATCATGGTATCACACAAATAGTAGATCACATTTTTCAAACTGGTGTGCGTGTGCCTGTACATATGGTCATAGTTGAATCTTGGAATCGAAGTGATTTACATCTTGCACACGAATTGGCTGCGATCACCAGCAGCAATGCATTCAGTACCAGCACGGGTATCTGGATCAATCACAAGTGCATGAGCAGACCTTTTGATAATGGCTTTGCCGCAGCTAGGGCAGTGATATTTGACCAACAAGTTGAATCTGCGGTGTGCATAATGACCAAAACCGAAGTTGCGGAACTGGGATTGCCGTTGGATCAGTTTGATCAAATCCTGATAGAAAACCCCGATGATGTTGTGAACTGGGTCTCTCCGCACAGCAAGAATATCAAACCTTTGAAAGTGAATAGAAATGAATAATATTTGGCTAGAACAAATTGTAGCAAATCCTGAACTCATGAGCATGGGACATGGTCAACAAGCCAAGGACAAAAACCTAGGCATGGGCTGGATGTATTATGCTCTGGCACGTATGTATCGCCCTGCCACAGTGATGTGTATTGGATCCTGGCGTGGGTTTGTGCCTATGATGTTTGCTCGTGGTATACAGGACAATGCACAAGCTGGTACAGTACACTTTGTTGATCCTGGCATGGTAGACGATCATTGGCAATCACCCGAGAGTGTGAGTGAATGGTTTGATCACTACGATGTCAACAATATCACACACCACAAGAAAACCACACAAGAGTTTGTGGAGACCAATGTATATCGCAATTTACAAAACATCGACATCTTGTTTGTAGATGGGTATCATTCAGCTGAACAAGCACAGTATGACCATGAAGCTTTTGTTAGCAAACTCAGTACCAACAGCATTGTGTTATTTCATGACAGTATGAGTAGAAATGCTTCTAAAATTTATGGTGCAGATCGTGTGTACAATTATTCAGTATGCGATTATATTGATCAGTTACGTAGCCGCCCCAACATGCAAATCATGGACTTTCCGTTTGAAAACGGTGTTACATTAGTTCGCCATCAA